GGCGGTACAAAGTGAAAGTCAGAAGTAATCTAATCGGCTTTCTCATCGGATTGATAATCTCTGCTCCGTTTGTAAACGCAGAGATACAGCTTGTAAGCGCAGGAGGAATTTCTCTAGGTAATCCTGTCACAGGCGGAACCGCGAATCGTATTCTTTTTACTGGACCGACTGGACTGTTAACTGATGATCCATTTCTAACAACTGATACAAGCGCAGCAGGAACTAATACTTTCGTCTTTAGACGTAATTCTACAGCTGGTACAAAGGCATTAGACATAAACATTCCTGCGGGAAATACCGTTTCTAGTCAATGGGGAATCAACTTAATAGCTACTGGAAATACTAGCACTGGCTCTGTAATTGGAATACAAAGTCAAGGATCAGCAGCAGGGGCTGCTGCTCAAAGCTATGGAATAATTGGATCGGGTGCAGTAGGTACTACCAATAAAATCTTGATTGGTGTTCATGGACAGACAACTTGTAGCAATAGCTGCAGTATCACAACTAATAAAAACTTAGCAGTATGGGGGCGTGCTCTTTCTACTTCAAACACTTTACTAGATATTGGAGTGATTGGATCTTCTAGGGATGGATCCACTCATGCGGTTGGAGTTCTTGCCTTAGCTGGAGATAATTCAACCCCTTGGAATCTAACTCCTGGTCTAGCCGCGCTAGTAGCAGATAATCAATCTACAACTCACGCAATCGCTCGCTTCAAAGATGCTGGAACTGATGCAGTTGTAATTCCAGATGGCGGCGGTCTACGTTTAACTGGATCTGGAAGTAAGCCAGCTTGTGATGCCACAACTGCTGGAATGCTTTGGTTTACTGCAGGATCTCCTGATACTTACGAAGCTTGTACAGGAACCGGCGGTGCGTCGTATTCGTGGAAGACATTAATCTAATGGAGACTGTGATGCGCCGATTTCTTTTTGCCTTAACTTTTCTAATTGGAGCTTCGAGTCTGGAAGCTCAGGAAACTTATACTCTCAACGCATCTGCTCCGCAAGTCTCTAGACTGAATGTCGTAGTTAATTCAGTTAATGATCGGGCTTGTGTTAGTAATAATCTACCTTCAGGGTGTACGCAAGCTCAAGTTTGTACAGCGGCAGGAACTCCAGGCGGATCTTCTTGCACCGCGGCTCAAGCCCGTACTGCAAATGTCAGAATCTTTCCTCTGACACAAGCAGGTCGAGAGGAATATATCACTTTCAATCTTGTAGCCCAACAGGTTCAGTCTTATTTTGAGGCTACAATCGACTACAATCATAATAAGTATTGCACATGGTTCCGAGCGCAGACGGTCACGGTAAAGAACGCAGAGTGCAGTAAGAGTGGCGCGCCGACCGATTGTGAGCTTTGTCGATAAGGAGGATTCCATGAATTTCAACATTTACCTGTCATTGTTAGTTTGCTTGGTAGGGTTGGGATTCTATTGGTTTGCAGATCCTCCTGCGAAGGTGTCAGAAGTAGGTCGGATCGCTTTCTTTGCTGGTCTGTTTGTCTTTCTCCTACAGTTCGGTGGCTCAGCTAGCATCAAGTGATCCGCATTTGTCTCTTCGTTGTTTTACTAATATCCCTGACCGGCTGCGCGATAGCGATTTGCCGAGAGATACCGAAACCCTTACCGACTCCGGAGATTGTGGAATGACTGATGATTTGAAGGCTCTTGATAAGGAAATGGAAAATCCTTCGATTGATTCACGAGCAGTCGCCGCTCCACGATTTGAACTTCCGCCGGAACTTATCAACGGTATCATAGAAAAGTTACTCGCAGCACTTATCGAGCGTATCTTAGCATATTTCCAGCCGGATCCGAAACCTCCCGCAGTAATCAATCCTCCTCCGATTATTGTTGCGCCTCCGCCAGGAATTGATCCTGGGCCTCCGGGTGGTCCGCCAACTCTTGTTTATGAGCAGTGGCTTCGTGCGGGAATCCACGTGATTTACCACAATTGGTTTAAGGGAGATCCAGAGCAGGGAGTTCCTGAAGGTGAATCTACTCCGCATGAAACTGAGATGGTTCGTCAAGGTTTGATGGGATTTCCTCCTGCGTCTCGTGTGCGAATCAATGCAGATCCGATGCCTACTGGATGCATTGAATTTCCTTTTCCTGCAATCCACGTTATTTGCAAGAATGAGGAAACTGGAATGGAGCAGGAAGTTGTGCTGACAAAAGAAAACCCTCAGCCTGAGTCTTTCTGCATCATTCAAGGCGGACAGACTCAGACAGGCGATTATATTCGAAGTAACGGTCACTTTCCGATTCTCGTATTCGATGCGCCTCCGACTCGTTCGTCTTATCGAATCTATTTCGAAGCTTCGAACGGTGCGAAGTCTCCCGAATTCGGAATGCCGTGGGCTATCCGTGGAGATCAGCGATCTCCTTCTTTGATGGCTACTTCTGCATCTAAGGAAGCGGAACCGTTTGTTTACGAAGAGCCGCAGGAATTGCAGTATCGTACTCGGTGAAACCGTTTCCTGCGTATTGGATAGCGTTTGCGATTCTTGTCAAGCAGTACTGGACGAAACGACCCGTCTTTTACACTTTAATCGTGATGTTGGGAATAGCTGCATTAACGATGATGATCGTTCAGTTTGTTAGTCCTTGGAAATGGAGATAAAGAAATGACTGAAGCAGTTCGACCTGCTGTCGAAAAGCCTGAACAACTTCCAACTGAAAAACCGAAACCGGAACAACTTCCGACCGAAAAGCCGAAGCCCCGACCGAAGTTGTCTAAGGACTTGAAGGCTTTGAAGGATCATATCTCTCAGTTAAGTTCCATCAAGGATTCGGTTACGCATCTCGTGACTTACGCTTTAGATCATCCTGGCGAAGCGGAAGTGATTCGTGCTAATATGGATGAGTTAGCCGCTGCGGTTGCAACCGGCGTTCAGGGACAAACGAACGTTCCGGCTACGTAAATCTGATGGAGGAAACTGTGGAACTTACAGACGACGAAGCTAAAAATCGTCTGAATCGAGAAGATAATCTTGTCAACATGCTTGTCCAGCATCGGACTATGCATGAAAACCAAGGTCGAAAGCCGGGTGATGTAGCCATCCCAAAAGAATTGAAAACTCTGATCGGTCTGGTATCAGATGAATCGACGCAAAAAGACGTAGCTGAAAGTCACGGCGTCTCACAGATGACTGTCTCAAACATCAAGAACGGTAAAGTTTCTGAGAGAAAGGCAGATCAGAAGCTCGTCGATATCGCGGAGGAACGTCGAAAGACTTCGGCTGATAAAGCCCTTGATAATTTGATGGATCTTCTTGGTCATGTTAAAGATAAGATCCCAAATACGACGAAACTCCGCGATATCACCGCCGCTGCGAAGGATATGGCTTCGGTTCACGAAAAGATTTCTGGACGAAACGGTCAAAATGGCGATGTCAAAGTCTTGATTTATGCGCCGCGCCTCGCATCGGAACACGATTTCGAGACTGTCGCTGTGGATGCTCAGATAATTGACTGACGAAATCCCAACTCGAGAATGGCGACCGAATCCTGGGCCGCAGGAGAAGTTTCTTGCGCTTCCTGACAGTATCTTTGAAGGATTTTATGGTGGCGCCGCGGGTGGTGGGAAATCGGACGCGCTTTTGATGCTGCCTTTAGTTCGTGGTTTCTACAAGAACCCAGCATTCAAGGGAATTATCTTTCGTCGAACGTTTCCACAACTCGAAGAAAGTCTAATCTTAAGAAGCAAAACCCAAATCGGCGTAAACGGTCCGTCATACTACGATTTCGGCGGAAAGTATAACGATCAGAAACACGTCTGGACGTTTCCAAGCGGCGCCACGATGCGCTTTTCATACATGGATCGCGATGAAGATGCTCTCGATCATAAATCGGCCGAATACAACTATGCCGCATTCGACGAGCTTACCACCTTTACCGAATTCATGTACACATATCTTACCTCGCGCGTTCGATCAGCCGACCCACTTTTACCTGCCATTGTTCGATCCGCAAGCAATCCGGGAGACATCGGGCATTTGTGGGTTCGACAACGATTCGTCGAGCCTTTCAAATTCGGATATAAGGTAATCCACGCTAAATTACCAAACAGTGAGATTATTAAGCGGATCTTTATTCCAGCAAAGCTGTCGGATAACCCGCACTTAAACGAAGCAGATCCGAATTACACGAACCGCCTCGAATTGCTTCCAGAAGCTGAAAGAAAGGCTTTAAAAGAAGGTGATTGGTGGACTTTCTCCGGTCAGTTCTTCACCGAATTTCGATCTATTCGCTTCTTATTCGAGCCCGAAAATGCACTTCACGTTTGCGATGATTTCCCAATCCCAGATTACTGGCCCAAGATTATCTCAATCGATTGGGGCTACGATCACAAGAACGCAGTCTACTGGATCGCAGTTTCCCCCGACGAAAGAGCCTTTGTCTACCGAGAACTTGTTGCGAGAAAAACTCTCATCTCAGATTGGGCACCGCAAGCTGCGAGATTATCCCAGTTTGATGGGAATATAGTCGCTTTCATTATTGACCCCTCTTCAAAGCAAGAACGTGGGCAAGAAGAAACGATCAAAGAGCAAGTCTCGCGTTATACGGGCTGGGATCTTGAGGACGCCGACAATTCCCGTCGATCAGGATGGATGCTTATTCGAGATTTTCTGCGATGGAGACAGAAGTCTAAACGGTACGTTCCCAAAGAGGGATACTCTCAAGAAAGAGAGCAGTGGATTCTCCGAATCCGAGGCGAAAAAGAGCGAGACGATTATCTACGTCTATTTCAGCCTGAAAAAGAAGAGACTAATCTTCCCAGGCTGCAAATCTTCCGATCTTGCATTGACCTCATTAACACAATCCCGCTTGCAGTTCATGCTGAAAGAGATCCAGAGGATATTGAAAAATTCACCGGAGACGATCCACTTGATGCACTTCGATACGGTATAAAAGCAGTGCATCGATATCTCGAAGAGTGTAAGCATGAGTATAAAAAAGTGCAAGAGCGGGCCATGATAATTGCAAATCTCAATCGTACACAAGATATGACATCATACTATCAGGAGATGAGACAGTTCGAGAATCGGACGAAGGTTGTACCAATCCAATTGCATAGGAGACATGGTTATTATGGCGTACGAAACATGCGACCTGTCAGAAGGCCAGCAGGTTAGTTCTCATCAGAAACATAATGCACAATATGCATGCTCGGATGTCTCAAAGATGGAAATCATTTCTGGGCCTCATGCAGATGGATGTAAATGGGTTGGTTACATCTCTGCGAAAGTTTGTGGGTGCGACGTGGGAGAAAATTCCGAGCCGAAAGAAGCGGAACCTAACCCTGGAATACGTAGACTTTCTAAAGAACCAGCTCGATCAGATGACGCAGGAAAGGGACTTGTATCGGAAAGCGTATCTCACACTGGAAAGTCTGGAAAGCCCTAATCCTCCTGATTTCTCTAGTTTAAGTCTTACGACAGGGTTCGAGCCTTGGAGCGTAAAGAAGCGGAAAATCGAAATGATGCGTCGGAAAGCTGTGGAAGCTAAATCAGAATGACGCCAATCCCACCGATTCCGGAAAATCTCGCGATCGACATGACAGATCCGACTGCAGAAATGCAGCAGCAAGACATAGATACTTTGGCTAGTAATGTCAAGAGTCTTGTTGATAAAATTGAGCAGCGGGAAATCGAAGTTCGTAGATTCAAGACCGCAGTCTGGCGTCGTAATGAGATGATGTATAAGGGTATCCAAAGACTGTTTTGGGATGAAGGATCAAGTTCATTTCGAAGCGCATCGAGTCTGACGACACAAGAGATGGAATCGTTAAATATCGAGAATGAAAAGCTCGACGGTATTATCAATATGGTTAAGGCTCATATTGATTCTATCGTCGGGGCGCTTTCTAGTGCGATTCCTTCGACTCGATTCTTTCCGAGAGACGCAGATGATCCGTCAGATTTAATGACGGCTCGCGCCTTTACGAAGGTTGCGGAATTCGTCGAAAAGACGAATCTCGCTCCGATGCTTCTTATCGAGGCCCTTCATATTCTTTCTTTGGAGGATTTCGTCGCTGCGTTCGTGCATTGGAAAACTAGCGAAAAGTACGGTACATATCCTGTCGAGAAGTATCGCACTGAAATGTCTACTGAAACTTATCATATCTGTCCTGGTTGTGGATCGATGATGAATCCGCCTGGATCTGATTACGCTCAAGATCCAACGCAAATGAATCCGATGTCGATGGATACGATGGGACAATACTGTCCCACCTGCAATGAAGAAGTTATGCCGGAAATGATGCAGAATCAACAGGAGGTTGTAGTTTTAGATCGAATCGATGAGGAGCATAAAGGACGGGTAATGGTGGAATTGTTTGGGCCTCGCCATGTTACAGTTCCACTTGGATGTCGACGCCTTTCGGATGCGCCTTTTCTATCTCTTGAACAAGAAGTTCATCTTTCTACGCTACGTAGTCTTTATCCTGAACTCGATTTAAAGATGACAACTGGAGATATTTACGAGAATAACGCTTGGGCACGCATCCCGATTGAGTATGAAAGCCAGCCGACTTATTTCGTAACCGTTAAGCATATCTGGCTTCGTGATTGTGCGTATCATATGCTGATGGATAAAGATAAAGAAGCGGAACTTAAGAAGCTTTATCCAAAGGGACTCTGTGCAGTAATCATTGAAGATCAAGTCGCAGAAATTTACGGTGATGAGATCGAGAATCATTGGGTGATATCTCGTAACCCTCTTTCGAGATTCATCCATGCTGATCCTATTGCTAACACGATAATCCCTGTACAGGAAATGTACACGGATTTGAACGATCTCACGATGGATACGATCCGCCACGGTATCCCTGAAACATTCGCCGATACGAATACAGTTGATTTCAATGTCTACAAGAATCATCAGAATATGCCTGGCACTTTGCTTCCCGCTAAAGCAAAACCGGGAATGGGCCTTGATTCGAGCTTCTTCACGATGAAAACTGCAACTCTTTCAAGAGAAGTCGAATTCTACATGACGGAACTGAAAGAGGCTGCGCAGTTTGTATCAGGTGCATTTCCATCAGTTTACGGTGGCCCGCAGCAGGGCGGTGGAACCGCGTCGGAATACGAGATGTCTCGTAATCAAGCTCTCCAGCGTCTTTCGATTCTCTGGAAAATGATAAATGTCTGGTGGCCGCAGGTTATGACTGTGGCTACGAAAATGTTTAAAGAGAATCTTCGGTATGATGAGAGTTTCGTCAAGAAGGATGGAGACGGTTTCGTAAATGTTTGGCTTCGTCGCTCCGAGATGGAAGGAAATATCGCGGATATCGAGCCTGAGTTATCAGAGCAGTTTCCTCAGTCTTGGGCACAGAAGAAAGCTGCGCTACAAGAGCTTATCGCATCTAACAATCCTGCTCTGCAAGGTGCGGTTTTCCATCCAATAAACATGGAATTTGTCTTTGAGACTATCGGTCTGGAAGATTTGAAGATTCCTGGCAAATCCGATCGAGATAAGCAGCTTACTGAAATCTCGATGCTTATCAAATCGGGACCGAATCCAGACGGCAGTCCGACAATTCCAGTCGATGTCGAATTAGACGATCACGATATTCACGGCCAAACAGTTCGTGAGTGGCTGATATCTGATACCGGAATAGATGCTCGGGTAAATAATCCCGAAGGTTGGAATAACGTATACATCCACATGCAAGCGCATTCGATGATTAAACAGCAACAGCTTGCGCAACAGCAACAACAGGAAATGATGATGCAGCAAGCTGGACAAAAGCCGAAGGGAAACGGTAAACCACCGGAGGGTCAAGCGCCTTCCGTAGAAATGCCTATGGAGCAGCCAAATGCCTGATGATGTCGTAGATTCTGGATCAGGATCAGAACTTGCAGATGATCTCGCCATTTTAAATGATGAATCTTCTGAAAACAAGGTAGAGACGGATGATATCGTCGATGACGCTTCTGAAACTTTACCTGAACCGGAGTCAGATGAAGAAGAAATCGAAGAGCCAATTGAAGAGGGCGAAGAAAAAGCTTCCAGGGATGCCGAGAAAGAAGCCGAAGAAGTCGAGAAGCTCGATTTACGCGGCAAAGAATTAGTTGCCAAGATCAACAAGATCTCTCCGAAACTTCTCAAGGAAGCGCCTGAACTTCGTGGTGTCATTTTCAGAGATCATGAATACGCCAAGCTTTTCCCAACTGTAGAAGATGCGAAGGAGGGCGCCTCGCGACTTAGATCGATGGATCAGTTTGAATCATCTCTCATGGCTGGTGATTCTAATTTAGTTCTATCAGCTTTATCCCAGACCGATCCTAATGCATACGCCAAATTCGCACAGAACTTTCTCCCAACGCTTTTCAAGGGGGATAAGCAGACTTACGTCAAGGTTACTCTCCCACTAGTCAAGAATATCCTGCGCTCCGCAATGGCAGATGGAACCAGGATGGGTGGAGACTTTGGGAAGAATCTAGCAAATGCAGGGAAGATCATCTCGAAGCATCTATTCGACAGTTATGAGGTACCAGAAGATGCACGACCAACTCAAAATTCTGAGCAACAGAAATTTGAACAGGAGAGACGAAACTTCTATCAGGCACGTTATCAAGAGTTTGATACAGGGACGAAAGTCGCTGCCTTGACGAAGTTTGAGGGAGACGTAAAAGAATCTTTAAAGACCTATAGACTCACCGAATTTGTACGAGATGCGTTAGTCCATAAGATCATCAAGGAGACTAACGAAACACTTGGCAAGGACGCGAATCATGTCGCGTTAATGAATTCGCTTTGGGCCAGGGCCAAGAAATCAGGACTGTCAGATGCCACTAAATCCCAGATTATCTCCGCGTACCTGGGTCGCGTTAAAACGGTTATGCCGTCTGTTCGTGCTCGTTTGCTTAGAGAAGCTTTAACGGGTAAATCGGGAAATGGAAATCCAAATCCCAAGAACCGTATAACGCCGTCTAGAACCACTCAGGAATCGAAGGTGGTGACTGGCCGTAATGTAGATCCAAGAAGTATCGACTATCGTCGAACTTCTGATATGGATATACTGAACGGTAAAGTCACGCTTCGCAAGGGGAGATAAATCGATGGCAGTCACAGAAGCACAAGTTGCTGCTGCAGAATTAGAGAAGGTTAGGACTAAACTTCCTGTCCTTTTCGAGAGGGATGGGCTTTTCTACGCTGAACTGATGAAGCGGGACATGGAAGTTGTCTCGAATATCAGTATGAGAATCCCATTAGAAATTCGTCCTGGCGGCCGGTTTGGTCATTACAATCCGGCAGGTGGCGCATTAGGTCGTGGTGATGGGCCGTCCCTTGAAAAGGGATTACTGCCTACCGCGCATTTACGGTATGCAGTTGAATATCAGCATTTGACTGATATTGCAACCGATGACAAGAGAAAGTCGGTTGTGAATTACGTGAAGCGTACCGTTGCGAAGTCAATGGCAGAATTCCGTCGCCAGGCAGATGCGCTTTGCATGACCGGCGGCGATGGAGTTTTGGCGACGATTTCCGGCGTTACTACGAACAATCCTGTCGGTAAGGATACTTTTGTTTGTAACGCTGCTGGTGATGGTTTCGGTGTTCGTCTCCTGCGCTATGGCTCTTTCTATAGCGTTTACGATTCTACGTTGGCTGCGCGAAGAACATTCTTGCCAACTCCTCCGGCAATCAGCGGAGAAGCGCAGATTGATCTTTACGATCTGCCGACTAAGACTGTCCGATTCAACGGTACAATCGCGGCACCTGCGGTTGCTGGCGACAAGATTGTGGTTTCTGGATTAACTGCAACTCCGCCAGTCAGCATTCTTGGGGTCCCGTATCACCACAATAATTCATCCTCGGGAACGTGGCTTGGATTAGATCGTGGTGCCAATCCTGAAATTCGAGCGAATCGTGTTCATGCTGCATCGTCTCTGGCATTAACGCATCCTCGTCTCGCACTGAATAAGATCGGTGATCGAATTGGTATCGATCACGGTATGAAGTGCGTCGCGTGGCTGCATCCTTGTCAGGCACAGGCTTATGAGGAATTGGGACAGTTAGTCTCAATCATTCAGAAGCAGTCGAAAGAGGAAGCTCTTAATCTGTATTTCAGCGACAATATGCAGATGGCCGGGGCGCCTCTCAAGCAGAATTATTCGTGGGACAAGACACGAATCGATTTCGTTGTCGGAGAAGTCTGGGGCCGTGGCGTTATGGAGGAACCAGACTTCTACAAGAATCCTTCTGGCGGATATACGTTTGAAGTTCGCTCCATTGATGATGGAAGCGTCGTTGCGGCGAATCTGTTCTATATCGTCGCGAGCTTCAACATCTTCGTGGACAATCCGGCAGCTTGTTCGTATATCTCCGGATTAACAATTCCCTCGGGCTATTAATCGATAGCTCGAAGCGGAGCGCGGTGAGAGAGGGTTTGCCGGTTTTCCCAAAAAACCGGCACTTTGATTATGGAAAACATTAAAGCAATCAATAAGCGACTTATCGAAGAGTATGGTACAGGAATCCATATCTCTAAGACAGGGGAAACAATCCCTGATTCTCGTCCAAAGTTCCGGGTCGTTTGGGCAGACGAACAGTTCGAGATGCGCCGCGGTGTTTTCAGTGTCTATTCGGGTCCAATTTTCCTACGTGAAGAGATTGGAATTAGAAAAGTTCGAAAGTATTCGTATATCTCTGAGCGATGGATTCTCGAGAAGTTAGTCTTTTCTCCGTCTCAGGAATTACCTGAATCTGAAAAAGGCCACTACGAGATCGTCTGGAATTTTGAGACGAAAGACGGTAAATATCTCAAACCGATTTGGATTGCCGTGAATCTTCTCGTTCAGACCCTCCTCGGCAGATCGAAATGGCATCGGGGACAAAAGGAGTTAGACGGTCAAGAATCTGAAAGTATGAAGAAGGAAATCGCAGAATTTGAGGAACAATTAGACATATCTACGCCGCTTCAAACTCAGTTTAGACACGGTGAGGCTGTAATCATTCACCGAGATGGAGAAAAGTAAGTTGGGAAAAGCTACAGTTGTTTCAATCTTTCCTTTCGATGTAAATGAGGAGAAGCCTGGTGTTTATCCTGGCAGATTTCTTATACCAAAATCGATCAACGATAAACCGCAAATTCTACAAGTGGCAGACGGCCACACTTTTTACTACGACATCGACGCAAAAGCCATCAAAATACCAATTTTGGCGGAATCTCTGGCGCAATCCATCGTCTATGATTTCTGTTCTGCATTCATGTCCTACACTCCAGAAGCCGGTCCTGGGCTTTTCTGGTTGGAAGGAAGCTTTACAGCAAAGGAAATCATAGAGAAACACGAACTCAAGATCATTGAGGCTCGTGATCGACAGATTGAGTGGTTTAAGCGAATCTGCCGTCTCGCGGATGATGATTGGGCACGCTACGGTGTTCATAAAGCGATCTCTGATCTTCAGCGATTTGCTGCAGATTACCTGAAATTGGATAGACCGTGGGCGAGAAAGATCGAGCAATCTCGAATGGTTACTTGCCCTGCTTGTAAGCAAGTTATTTCTGATGACGCTATGATTTGCTTCCAGTGCAGAACGATCGTCAAGCCTGAAGAGTATAAGACAAGAGGATTCAAGCAGGCTTAAAAGATGCCCCTTCCGATTTCAGTCTGCATTACCGAGGCGCAGGCGCTTCTTAACGATCTCTCCGGAGATATTTATACAAGCACCTCGCTTTTGCCTTTCGCAAAGAAGGCATTCCGCGAACTGATGACGAGACTGATAAAGGAAGGGATGCCTTATCCGACAAAGACCAACTTTGATCCGATTCTTGCTGTTTCCACTCCAGGGATACCGTATTTAGTCTCTGACATGATTCAGCCAATCAAGATGTGGGAAAAGGGAGAAGGGGAAACTGACGATTTCTACGTTCTGATGGCTGAACGTGAGACGCTTCCGAATCTCGCATTAGACACCACCTTGAAGTTTTGGTCGTGGCGCACTGGAGGAATTTTTCTCATCGGCGCCACGACAAATCGTATCGTAAAAGCATACTACAGGTACCTTCCGGAAGTGGATGATGCAGAATTCGATATCAGCCTGATCGCGAACTCTCAGACATTCCTCGCTTCGCGAATCGCGGCGATTGCAGCTTTCGTAATCGGTGCGAATAAGGAACGTGCAGACGCGCTTGCAAGTGATGCGAAAGACGCTTTAGAAGAGTTGGTTACGACACAAGTAAAGCAACGTCAAAACCTTCCGGTGAGAAGATTAGGATATAAAAGACGTAGAACAACTAACTGGTTTCAGTGAAACCTGAGATCGAAAGATCTCGTTAGGATAAAAGATGCCGATGACAAAGTCGATTTGGGGGCAGTTAGCAAGCAGAGTGAAATCGGGAGTTTTTGATTCTGTCGATGTCATCATTCTGACTTCGGCACAAGTCAAAGCACTTCGCGCTACTCCGATTATCCTGGTTCCAGCACCGGGTCCAGGAATGGTGAATCAGTTTCTAGATGCGGTTTTCTTTCTGGATTACGCCGGATCAAACGCTTTTACCGGCGCGGCACCGTTAGCAATCCGCCTTGGAGATGGAGCAGGTCCGATTGTTTCAGAAGCAATCGCAATGGCTGGTTTCATCGATCAGACTGGCGATATGCGAACTACTGCACGAGCCAAAATCGACGCAATTGCGACAAAGGCTCAGTGTGAAGATAAGGCTCTTGTATTACACAATACAAGTGGAGCTGAGATCACTGGAAATGCGGCTGGAAATAACACCTTGAGAATCCACGTGTTCTCCAGATCTCACGTTGCTGGCTGGTCTTAAAATCTCTAACTGATAATTAGAGAAAAAGATGGGCCGAGGACACGCACCGATAGTCATACAGGAATTCAACGGTCTTTTTGATCGTGGATCGGATGACGTAGTTCCGATCGATCACTTTCGAGAAGGATTGAATTACCGATTCACTCAATTGGGAGTGAATACTCGTGGGGGGATCTCAGAACTTACTGATTTCCCAACACCTATCGTGCGTGTCCACCTTTATACGAGAATTGGTGAGGTTCAGCGTCTCCTGATTTTAGACAATACTGGGAAACTCTTTGATAGTGAAGTAAGTCTCACCGTTCCAATCTTCACGCTCGCAACGATGGTCGATTTCTCATCTGTCTCTCTATTCAATAGAGCCTATATCTCTCCACATGATAGAATCTCAGGAATCGCCAACGAGTTTATCTATGTCTGGGACGGTACAAATTTTAGAAAGGCAGGAGGAGTAGCCCCAACTACCGCATTAGCCGCCGCAACAAGCGCCACGGCAGGAAACGTAGAAGCCGGTCTACATTTGATAAGATATGCTTACGAAACTGACTCAGGATATATTACTCTGGGTTCTCCTGCTATTTCTTATACTGCTCCGGGTAGTAAGAAAATCGACCTTTCGGCGGTTTCGGTGGGTCCAACGGGTACTGCTGCGAGACATATTCTCGCGACGAAAATCATCGTTGGGTATTCAGGGAGAGTCGACGACTACGAATTCTTCTTCGTCCCAGAGGGAAAAATCGACAACAACACTGCGACAACAATTGCAGTTAGTTTCTTTGATAATGACCTTCTATCTTCTGCTGATTATCTACTGGATCAACTAAGTGAGATTCCATCAGGATGTTGTCTTTCTGCTTATCAGGGAAGCCTCGTTGTGGGAGGAGAATTTGATAAGGAAAGCATCGTTCGAATATCGCGTCCTGGTGAACCCGAATCCTTCTCCTCGGTTGATGGATTCGTCCTTGTTAATCCAGGTGATGCGGGAGAAGGGGTTAAGGCGACTATTGAATATCGCGATCTTCTTCATATTTTCAAGTCTCAGCGCACTTATGTTACGAGAAATAACGGCAACTCGCCTGCTACGTGGGACGTTAATCTTGTTGATAATGGCATTGGTACTGAATGCTTTGGCTCCTCTGTTGTCCTTGATTCTCTGGGTAATACACAAGATAGATTTATCATCGCTGATACCTCCGGTCTCTTAGGATATATCGGATCTTTCGGTGATAAGCCTTTATCTTGGAAGATCTACGATATCTGGAATCGAATCAATCGTCAGTATTTTACAAAGATTCAGGTTCATGTCGATCCAACTGATAAGGTTATCTACGTAAATGTCCCATTAGATGATGGAACTGAACCAAATTGCGTACTAATTTGTGATTATAAGAATGGCCTCTCTCCAGAAACAGTTCGATGGGGAATTGATGTTTATTCAAGGAAACCGACATCGATCTTTATCCGGTCAGTAAGAGCGATGGATGATCTTGTTCCTCGTCTAGAGTTTGGATCATCTGATGGTAATACTTATGTCCTACTTCCCAATAATACTAGTGATGATGGTATAGCAATTCATTCTTTTGGTAAGACTGCTCTTCTCTATAATTCTCCAGAAGGCAGAATCTGCCACTTCGCTAAGGTACAGTTTAGAGTTACTGGTGCTGGAAATTTTATACTTGCAGTTTCTGGACAAGATAATGATATTGGGGTGACAGTTCCAGCTCTTCAACTTTCTACTATACCTGGAAAAGATTACTTCAGACTTCTCAATCTTACAAATGAGAAGATGTCTGTGGCGTTTGCAAATGATGGTGTTGGATCAGGTTGGTATCTGAATCGTATCATCGTCCATGCTCGAGAGATTTGGGAAGAGAGGCCGCATTGAGCAGCCCTACTCCTGAAATTCTAATTCTCGGTCGGCAGATTTCCGATCCGAGGCTCTATCAAGCCTTCAAGGAAGTCAACGATAAACTCGAACTCATTCTTAAGTCTTTCGTTTTCAGTGAAGATGGACGCATCGGATTTGGATTCCATCCAGCATTTTCCGCGATGTTCGATTTGAACTCTACAGCAGCCAACGATCCACGGAAAAAGACGGGCCTTGGGCTGAATAATATCACACTGAATGACAAACTTAACATCAACATGCCCGCGAAGGGACTGCTTTTATACGATGCATCGAACAATGTCTTATCCTACTACAACGGTCAAAACTGGGTCAATATCGGTCAGTCTCTTTCTGCATCTGGAACAGTTGGATCTTCAGCTGGAATAGAAACTACTCTGATTGAGACAGTCCTTCCTGCGTCATTTCTCAGGAATGATGGTGATTCTTTTACCTTCGTCTTCATGGGATACAACACCCTTAGCGGCAATAACAAGACTTGGAGAGTGCGTCTCGGCGCTTCGAGAATTTTCGAAGTTTCTGGAATTTGGGACAATGAATCCATTTGGGGATTTGGAACTTGTCTCCGTACAGGTCCAACTTCTCAGCAATCTGGTGGATTTGCTATGCATGGAATCGCAGGTGCTACAGGCGGTGGAATCGCTTCTATACCATTCCTGACTACCGAAATCATGGCTGATGAATTGATCTTGAAATTAACCGGCCTAGGCGCCTCGAATAATGATTGTGTCGGATACAGTCTCCGAGCGACTCTAAATTGAGAAAGAGATAGAAATGGTATTCCGAATTCCGATGGATGACGATAGGCCCAGGATTCCAAGGGGTGAATTTCCAGGTGGAAATGAAGGTCCGCCTCCGCCAACAGAAAACATGCCAATATCTCCTTGGCCCGGAGTACCGGTCGGAAATCCACCGACTCCAAATCCAGTTTTAATTCCTCCTTTTGGACCTGGAGATTCTGGACCAGGATTTGAAAGTGGCGGTGGCGGTGGATATAATCCTGATCCTACTGGTGGGGGAGATGTAAGAGGACCAAAACCATTTAATCCAGGCGGTCCTCCATCAATTGGCGGTCCAATTACTCTTCCTTATAATCCTGGATTTGAACCTCCAGAAGATCAACCCATAGATAACCCATCAGGACCACCTCCAACTTCTTTTAATCCACCAAGTTCCGCTCCTAGATTTAATAGTGGCGGGGCATATGCGAATCCTGCAAACAATACGGTTGTATCTCCTCCACCTACTGGGCCATTTAATCAACCACCTTCAGGCAGACCGAATGTCGGATCATATCGAGCATATCGACCAAACTTCAAGAAAAGAAATGATGCATTCCTTCGTGGGAATACATTAGGTGGAATGGTTCCTGATCCTGCATTCATGAATCCTACGGATACAGGATATGGTGGACTTCGAACTGGTGGATATAACGATCCTTCGAATCCTCTTCTAGATGAAAATCAGAGACGAAGGAGACAGAACGATCCAAATGCTGGCGCTTTCGGTTTGGGATTAGGAGGCTAAAATGCCGGCTCGAAATCCCGGTCCTCCGCCACCGATGCCGCCACATGGATCTGCGGATCCAGATTCGCCCAATTACAATCCTGAACGCGCTCGGATGCAGGATGAAATGGGGATGGAAGCTTGGGATAAATTAACCCAAGATTGGCAGAGATGGGCCGCTCAGGAAGACGAATATATCGGAGATGCAATCGCAGAGGGAATGAGAATTGAAGACATTCCTTCTCCGTGGGGTGGTGGTGAGAAGTATCAGAATAAACCTGAGCATGGCGCATCTGTTTTTGCTCGATACGATCAAGATAGACAGGCTCAGATTCAGAGAGATGCTCTAAATAGATTGGTAAGAGCGGGACACTTAACGTGGGATCCTGCTATTGGATTGTATCGTTCCGGTGGAATCGGAGAAATGCGATACGGTGAAGATTATCGCAATGAAGCAGGACAGCGTGTAGGATCTGGATCTACTGCACAAGCGAGAGCTTACGGTGGAACTGCTACAACTCCGCAGATTTTCGGGGCTGGGGGTGCATACGGTGGAAATGCAACTGCACCTCCACCTGCTGCGCCACCTGCAAATACTCCAACGGGAAATGCGGCAGATAGACCGTATTTGAATACTCCAAATTCAGCGTATGATCGTGGATGGTCCAGATATTTAGGCCACGGTGGATCTAGCCCTTCTACGAGAAGGCCAGTTTCATCTACAAGTCCTTTTGGAGATGTTCGACAGGGTGGTGTAACTGATCCGAACAATCCAATCTATGGTTTACCTGGAAGGCAAACGGGATATATCCCTGGATTGTCTCCGACGCAGTGAGGATCCTTGATCCTTCTCATCAGGATATAAACAAGCTTATTGATCTGTATTTCAAGTATCATCGTGATGATTACGATCTTCCAAGACCTGACAACTTGATCGGCATAAAGGTCGCAAAAGAGAACGACGAGACAGTTGGATTTGGCTTAGTAAAGACATTCCACGAAGCGGTACTGATTCTGGACCCAACTACCAGTATCAAGAATAGAGCGATTGCAGTTCGAGAGCTTTTTAGGGTTGCGAAACGAGAGATGGCTGGACGTGATTTATATGCTTTCGTCAGAGACAACCCTAAATATGAAGAGCTTTTGATGAGGCATTTTGGTTTCCAACGTGTAAAGGGAAACGCTTTAATTCTTGATACAGGTGCAGAATGGGCAGAAGCCGCGAATCAAAACAAGTAAATACTGATTTAGTTCGTCAACAAGAAGAGCAGCGTAGGCTCTACGAATCTCTTGTTGATAAATATTCTACACAGGCAAATGATGCCTATGGTAGATCCTCCGAACTCTACAATGAATCTCTATCTAATTACAGAGATATTCTTGGAGATATCGACGAAGGTGGTGGTGGGAGAAGTGTCTATGAAGAATTAGCTGGAACTGGTGGATATAGTCCAGCAGATGTTGAGGAATTAAATCGGAACATCGATGATTATCGACGTTACGCATCTGGCGCTGATATCTCTGAAGCTGATCGAATTCGTATGCGTGGTGGTCGTGGGGAAAGTGGTGAATTAACCTACGATGAATTCTCCCGTACAGGTGGATTTAATCCTGAGCAGGAACGAGTTTTCAGAGAGCGAGGCACATCTGGAACTTCTTCCTTCTTTGATGCTCTACAGAATAAGATGGCCCAGTTAAATAGAGCACAAGGTGGATATAGTCCTGGTTATGAAGCTGGAACTAGAGCAGTAAGTCGAGATGCAAGTCGAGAAGTAACAAAAGCTAGAAACGATACTGAAGCTGCACTTCAGGATATGATTCGCAAGAATCGTCTTTCTGGCGCGGAAGGAGCATCTCGAACTGAAACTGCACTTCAAAATCTTCTTGCGAAGAAGTTCACAGAAGGAATGGGCGGCGCCACAGATACGAGATTCCGACTGAATCAAAATGTCGCAGGCAACAAACTCCTCGGAGCGCGTGGATTAGAGGGATTAACTAAGGGCAAGCT